CTTCTTCGCCTTCCGCTTCGCCAGACTCACCGCCCAAGCTCGGCCATTCATCAATTGGCCTGCCTTGATCGTCTTTCTGGACTTCCGTTTTCTCTCCAGTTGGAGTAGCATTGCTTGAAAGACTCTTCTTAGTTGACGCTGGCTGACCTTCAACAGCTTTAAGCCTTTTAGAAACTTCAGCTAGTTGCTCAGAGACCTTTGTTAACTGGTCAGAAGCTTCCTTCTTCTCCATCTTGCCTGTGATGCCAGCTACGGCCTTCGCCAAAGTCTCAACGGTCTGCTTGAGTTCCGAGGATCCTTCATCGGCCTTCGAAGTAGCAGTCTTGTCGTCTGCTTTCTTCGTTGGCAACATTGCCTGAGCTGCTGCGATCAAGACCTCAAGCTTCGCTACTTGCTCGGAAGAAGTCTCATCAGCTTTTGTTAAGGCTGCCTTTTCCGTAGCCTTGTAACCTTGACCGGCATGAACAGCAAGCAAACCAATCGCTGCACCGAGGTCGGTAGGAAATTCGTCTTTATAACCTTCGACGATTGTCAGAGCTTTAACGATTTCTTTTATTGTCTCTTCGTTGAGCTCTACCTTTTCGAACTTGGTAATTTTTTCACCGAAAAGCGTTTTTAGCCTTTTTGCAATTCTTTCGTCCATAGGACTATCTCCTTTTGCGAGGTAGTAAGATTCGGTTCTTTGAAAACCACCTTCAGATTCAACCAATTTAGAATACGAACAACTAACCGAAGAGTCATCCTCTGATTCACTCCAGATGCTGAAATTAAAACTCTTCATATCGGTTATCGTATCTCCATTAACTTTAATCGTTGTGCCTTTCTTAGTTCCGTCACTTTCTATCTCTATGTTGATCTTCTTTTTCGCTTTCGAGAGGGAATCATCAGCTGATGCATCCCCATCTCGCTTGAACAATAAAAATCCTCTCTTGTTTGCAGGTTTGTCTACGAGAGAGACTTCATTGAGAGTAATATCTTTCAACTCTCTACTCTTCTTTTCCATAAGCAAAACTCCTTAATCCGACCGAGCGTACCCGGCCATTGAGTAGCCTGTGAGCTTTCCCTTCTTGATTGCCTTCCAAATCTTTGGATCAAGAATTCTGGTTACCAATACCCATGAACCTTCCTTGACCGGCTTCTTTTCGATCGTGAAGTCTACAGGAGCAATGTAGTTTTCCAGTACTCTCACCCTAACATTTGAACCTTTGTGCATTACTTTGAAGGTCTGAACCTCTTCCATAAACTGATACGCAGCCTTACGGATTTCTTCTGCATTCGCTGTATCACCTTGAGTGTCTTCTTCATCCGGCTCATATACGATGCCATAGACAATGCGCTCCTCTTTCTTACTACCTTTAAGAAGAGGAATAAGAGATAGCTCTTTCTCAAACGTCGGCTTACCGAGCTTTGAAGAGCTTTCCACTTTTGGCATTTCTATCTTCTCCACCTTACAAACTGGACGCAAGACCTCATCGAATAAAGGAATGCATTTACCACTAAAATCGGTCGTGTAGACAAACGTACAAGCCTTATCGAACTGCTGGCCGAGCATATCGGCAATTGTTTTCTCCAAAGCTTCATCAGGTTCGTCTACGTCAGATTTTATAATAACTTCTATTTCCTCATCACTAGCAAAATCTACTTTAAGAAAAACAACCGCAGCTTCGGTTAAGATAGGTTTAAGCTGTGCAATATCTATACCCACCTTTTTTATCTCCATTGCCTTTGCAAAGGCTTGGCGATCGATAGGCTCGGTACTACCTTCCAAACTTCGACCGCGCATTACCTTTAATAACATTCTATACTTAGTAAGCATATCGTTGCGGTTAAGACTTCCAACAACAACGTCTTCGTTCTTCTCGAAGTGTTTGTTCCACAAGCCCATAAACCTTAATCTAAGCATGTGCAGTTCTCTGTCCTTTGCTTTGACTAACTGCTCCTGACTTAGAGCCTCTACACGTAATTTTATTCTATTGAACATTGTACTTCCTTCGCTCAAATTAAGTTTCAATTTTTCTTTAGTACCTGTAGGTCCAAGGGCTTCTCTTATTTGTGTTACTCTTTTGAAGTCAGCATTGAAAACGTATAATACTTTTTTATCTTGTACAAAGCCAAGTCGTTTCCAGAACCCTATTGCGTCATAAGTAGATTCAAGAGCTATACCCCATTTACTTTTATAAGCAACTTCAACTGCTGAACGAACTAGTTCTGCTCCAGTGCCTTTAGGAGCTGCTAACGTTCCGGTGTGGCTAATAAAAATAACTTCAGACACTTCATCATAATGGAAAGAGATAGCACCAACTATTTGCTTATCAACGAGAGCCAAGGTACGAGCTGAATCATAGCCAAGAACCGCATTCTCCATCTCCCCGAAATTTCTTGTAGTCAATTTCTTCGGGTAGTCTTCACGTAGCTGCTGACTTATGCCCATAGCTTGCTTTTGAAGCATTACTCCGATCGCGTACTCCTGTAAAGCCACAGCTTTTTCAGGCGAGTCAATTGATTCAATCTTGTTGTCAGCTTTAGTATACATAGCTACTATTTAAGAGTTATACCCGTATATTTTTTTATAAGATCCACCGCTTTTATTGCTCGATAGTTTTCAGTAACATAAACATCTTTAAGAGAGCCTGTTCGAAAATATTTTACAAAACACTCAGCAATACCCTCGTTACCTGATGATGCTCCGTATCGGCTTAAACCACCCCTTGTAAATTTAACTCTAAAAGTTATATCGTTCACCATATCAAGAAGTTTTTGACCGGTATATTTCTTGCTCAAGTGAGCATACACCAAACTATGAGCAGCTTCGTGATAGAGAATCTCTTCAGGAGCTTGAGCTAACCAATAATTGTTTTTGTATAGCTTCTTAAAAAACTTTACCGCATTATCGTAGTTACTAAAGAACTCTTTATTAAGCGTTAAAGTACCATCTGGATTTGCAATTATATAATCGGCCGAGGACTTAAAGGTTTTAGTGTTTATACCTTTTATAGGTACATGCCCAAACTCTTTTTTCATAGTCGCCAGCGATTTGTTAAAACCGTTGGCCATTTTCAGGTCTAAACCTTCATAAGAGATAGCTTTAGATTTTTTACCAACACCTAGTAGATTACGAGCAACTCCTTCTGCTCGTTTAACGGTTGTAGCTTCTTCTACTACCATAGGTGCAGGAATTTGAGGTAAGGCTGGCCTCAGTTTCGGTCTTGCTAACGGTTTGAGTTTCGATGGTATCTCTTCCAAATCATATTGTATATATCGAGTTTTACCAACAACCTTCTCCGACTGGCCAACAACCTTATACTTGGTACGAGCGCTAACCAGTATCTCAGCTTCATCTTCAACGCCAGAAAGATTGCCCATATAAGAGGATCGTTTAGGCGCCTTCTTCATGCGAACCATTACTTTGACTTTGTTGGCATCATCAACTCTATCCCATTGGTTGACCATTGCTGCAAAGTCTTTGCTACCTGTGAAGCTGGTGGTGGTATCAAACGTAAACGGTTTCTTAGAAGTCAGTCTTCTGTTCAAAGCAATCAAGCGAGGATCCTTATCGTTTTTGAATTGCAGCCCTCTCCATACTTGGCCTTTGAAACCTGGCGCTCGCTGTAAAGCCAACTCTATTTGTTGAGCGTGTCCGTACCACACCTTCTCAGCAGCGGATAGTTTACTCGGCGCCACTCCACCCAGGACTCTACGTTGAGCAGCCAAAATCTTTTGTGTTTCGCCTGCCGTATATTCATCGAAGCTGGTAAGTTGCGCAGAAGTAAGTTTGTCCTCCCAGTTCAATTGCTTATTAGAAGAAGCCTCTTCATAGTCGAAACCTTCTGGGCCTGGAATGTCCGGAGGAGTGTCTGGTACAAGATCTTGAGGCTCCTCCAGCTGATCGGTAACGGCCTCTTCATCGATAACGGGCAACATAGCACATCGGCATTTAGGGTGTACCGGAATTATGCCCTCGCCTTCAGCAACCGAATACTTCTCACCATTCAATGCAATACATTCCTCACACGCATCCGTTGGAGCAATTAAGAATTCAACTTGTTCCACTCCGTTCTCTGCTAAGCCTTGGCAGTAGCCAATATTCTGGGCTCTTGCAGTTTCTGTCTGGGCGATATTTGTAGCTCTTCTCCGGTGAGTCTTGTCGGCATATCGTTGAACTTTCCTACCGATATCGGCCGGCTTCAACCTTGGATACTTTTCTTTGTCCTCAAGAAGTCTGCGATAGTTCACAACTGACTGTGTTTGGTTTTCAGTTAACCCTACCAAAGGTCGTAGTTCA